CAATTAAACCAGTGTCTTCTAATCTAGCTCCCCACATTTCATAACAATCATCCAAGACTTTACGCGCTGCAACTTCTATCTCAGTCTTAGGCTCTTCTTTAAAAGTTCGCTGTCTATTCACCTCAGTAATAAAATCATCATAGGTTTGTCGGGACTTGCCCCCACTGAATTTAGATTCAAGAGCAACTGTTTTTTCTGTAAGATTTACACCAGCACGTTTTTTAATCTCAGTACCTATAGACATACCCCATAGATCACTCAGCTTTGTATTAGCCTTAACCCACTCTCCCTTTAATGGGACTGCTCTTTGATAAACAGAAGCACCTAACGTCTTTCCCATAGTATGAAGATTTTGCAAAAGACCTGAGTCAGATGCTAAACGGCTCATTTTTTCTTTCACAGAGTCAGGCACAGAAGAAGATAAAACTCTGCGTATAGGTGTGGAAAGATAGATGGGGCCAGTACCACCAGCCGCTATAGCGTAAGGATCAGTACCAATATCATCTAAGTTTCTAACTGCAAGTTCTGAAGTTAAAGATTCTATTTCAGATAGCTTATCAATAGAAAGGGGCCCATCGTTAGCAGCAGAAAAATTCTTTAGCTTAATAACTTTTCCGTTTATCTCAACAGTTGTTAAGCTCTTATACTGCTCGCGTTGCTGTGGACTTCTAGCCTGAGCAAGTTTTTCATCGCTTAGAGTTGCTAAGTTTTCTAGGCTTTGATTTCTAATAACTGCTAGTTCGTGAGATTCTTGATGGCGCTTATATGCAATAGCGCGTCTATTCATTGGTATACTAAGAGCGCCAATAAACAAACCGCCAGATACCGCAGCCATAGCTGTATTAGTAAGACCTTCCTCTGCTGTTTGAACAGCATCAAATGGAGACTTTGCAAATTCTAAACCTGCTTGTATTGCACCTACACTAGCACCTCCACGCAAAGCAGACTTTACTATACCTATAGAAGCGCCGCCAAAAGGAAGGGGAATAAGATTAATAGGATCAAATAAACCTGCTCCCATTTGCGCACAAAAACTAGAGTTATAAAGAACCTTTCTTTGTTGAACGCCTTTATCAATACTAGCTTTCATATCAGCCATATGCTCTGCGTTCTGAGCATTAATCAATGATCCAGAATACATAGAGTAATCACCAATGTCATCCATAGGCCAATAATCAGGATCAACTTTTGTTCCGTACTTTTTATCAGCCCTTAGAGCATCAATAAATGGAGAATAAGAAACGCTATTCATTGCGCCTACAGTTTGATTAAATGAAATAGCTTGTTTAAACTCAGGTGTAGCGTTTGCAAATACACCTGTTTTAGGTAGGTCTTGAATCATTACTCAACACCTCTCTCTATCATTTCAGATGGAGTCATCATAGGGGTGGGACTAAACATATCAGAATCGGATTGTACTCCAACACCAACATCACCAGCAACAAGTTGCAAACCTCTTCTTTCTATTTGTCTATCAGTTGCTAAACCAATTTTATTTCTTTCTGCTTCTAAAGCATTACGAGAATCATTTAGGTAAGGCTCATTGCTAGAAAAATAAATTGGAAACCCATCCTTAAATACTGGTCTTTTTTCACCAAATTTATCTTGCTCCATAGCCATATAATAAACAGCTAGATCGCTACTTTTTTCTAAAGGCACTAAGAAAACATCACCCGCTCTAGGAAAAGTATTTCTAAACCCTCCGCTTAAACCAAAGTTATAATCTGGCAATCCCTTTTCTCTAGGAATAGATTGAATAACAGAAGTTACATGACTTATAAAAACATCATGAGGAGAAGAATCTAAAGTTTTACCTTTAGGAAAGACTTGAGATAGAGCGTGCATACTGCGCCCTTCATCTCTTTGGCTAACATCTAAAACAAAACCGTCAGTTTGAATAAACTTTTCTTTATATATTTCTTCTATTGAACTCCTAACGGATTCTACGTTGCCACTTGCAGAGTATAGGTAATCAGCAACGGGAGCTAAAATAGATATTGCTTCCTCTGAAAAACCTTCATCTGGAAACTGAGTTGTTACAAAAGTATAACCAGTACCAAAATTTAATTTTTTAGATTCTTGAAATGTAGCATCAAGTTCTGTTGAAGCAATTTGCATTAGTATGTCTGGGATTGCATTGCTGCCTTTAACCTTACTAATTGAATGAATAGCATCCAATTTAGCTAGGGTATCTTTGCCAATTAAACTAGCAAATTGATCTAACATATTTCTATCAACACCGCTTTCAGTTTTAGAAAATGCTAAGTTAGCAAAGTGCTGCATTGTAGTTACAATTTGAGAATTAGAAAGACTGCCATTAGCAACAGACTTTAAGTTATTAACAAACGCTTGAGGTATAACACCTCTAGCTATATCAAACTTAACCATTTGTGACGCAGTAAAAGAAGAACTTATATCGGATGGAAATGTTTCTTCTGATGGAGGTATAGCCGATGAAGGGTCTAATAACATTGAAGACAATACAGCAGTAGCTTCAGCACCTTCAAGATCAGTTCTATTAGTTAGCATAGTTACTATTTGACCATCAGCAAATTGTGCGCTTGCTCTTTTTTCTGGTGTTGTTATCCCATTATTAGCATATCTATAATTTACAATAGCAGTTCTTGTTATTGCTTGTTGAGCTTCTTGCTGTTTGAGACGAGTTTGAACAGATTCAATATGCCCAGTAACATTAGTTATATCTTGCCCTTTAGGAATAACAGAGACAATTTCTCCACCAAGTTCATCAATCATGTTATTTCCAGATGAAACTTGGCCTCTTTGCCTAACAAACTTAGACAAACTATTCATCATTGCTGAATCAAGACCTACACTATTCCCATCAAAAATACTTTTGGCCCAAGAATCTCTGTACTTTTCTTCTTGATTTATAGCCTGTGTAGAGCTTTGATCACCAAGCAAAGCACCTTTAGCCATAGCAACTTGAAACTCTTTAAGTAGATTTCCAAAGCCTTCAGTAGATGCCCGATCTATATATACATTAGCTGATTGCGCTAGCCTTAATGAACCTGCTGCGTCTGCTATCCTTTCACCTACTTTATTTTTGTTATCTGCAACATACTCATTTACAAAAGATGAGTCAGTAGACCTTGAGTAAACATTAGAGTAGTTATGAAGGCCAGAAACTATAGTCATTTGGCTCTCGCTCAAGCCCTCATAAACAGCGCCTCCATTTAAAGCATTTAAAAATAATTCAGAGTTGCCTTCGGCTATTCCAAACTGAACAAGAACTCCAAGAACATTTTCTCTCATAGACCTTTTGTCAGATTCAAGTTCTGTTGTTGTGTATGTTTTATCAGTGTCATGACGCGCATCAAGAATGCTATACTGATCTAAAAGCATTTTGCTAGTATTCTCAATAACACCAGTAATTCCAGCAAAGGTAGAAGGCATTGGATCACCATCAGATAAATCTGATGTATCAGCAAATTGTTGCAATACAGAAGCAAGATTAGTAGAAACCTCGCTTTCCATTCTAGTAATTGTATCTGCTGTACTTCTATCAGCACGTCTTGAGGAAAGCATTGCTTGAGTTTCAAATTCAGCAGCAGCTTGTCTTGCTTTAATTGTATATATAGCATCCATATCTACAGAAATATCTTCTGCAAAAGAAACTACCTGATTCATATTATCCCTATCAACATAGGCTCTATCTTTTAATATAAAATTATCAGCAAGGTCTATTTCAGATTGAATCTCATTGAATTGGTCATCAGGGAATTGCCCACCTATTCTTTCTCTTTCAACATAAAATTCATATGCTGCGTTCTTATCTGTTTGTACGTTTGTTATTAATAACTTTCTAATCGCCTTAATTTCTTTCGCATCAAAAGCCTTTAAAAGCGCACCAGAATCCTCATCAACAACTGATGGCATTATGTCAGGCATTCTTCCCCTAGAACCTTTATGCTTTATAAATAATACAAACTGCTTTCTAGCTTCAGGGCTGCGGAGCCTTTTCATAACGCCTTCAATAGCGCCAGTAGCAACACTAAATCTTAGATTTCTAAGAGTAGATTGATACTGAGCGGGAGATATTAAATCTGCTGTATAGGCATCATTTAAAACAGACATTTGTTCTTTAACTAAAGTTCTAGCAGTAAGGTAATCTCCTGAGGAAGCGTAATTGTAAGATTCTTCAGCAGACTTACCAGATTTTAATATAGTAAGATCGCTTTCACGCTGTCTTGACCTAGTTCTTTGCTGATCTAAAAGTGTTAAATAAGTGCTAGATAAATAACTAGCGCCCTGTTCTTTAATAATATTAGCGTACTTTCCCTCTGCTTCTTCAGAAGAATCCGCAATGAATTGACTCATGCTTGTTTTAAATAACTCAGGGCTTCTTTTGTATTTACCGCCAAGTTCTTTTGCTTTTAATTTAATTAAATCTGCTGCATGATCCATATAACGCGCATCAACAACGCGCCTATAAGCATCTTGAGCAATAGTTCCATAGCCTTGAGGTGCAGCAATCGGTTGACGCTTTTCAGTAACAGGGTCTATGCCAGCTATCTGATCTATATCTAAATCTAAGGCTAACTCAGTACCAGCTTGCTCCGCTCTTCTTTCACCCTGCCTAACCGTAATCTGCGTTAATTGATTAACTGTATCTCTAACAGATTCCCACGCTTCTGCTGTGCCCGTGTTAATACGATTCACGCCAATACCAGATGAGAAGTATTGTTTTTTCTGACGAACTACAGCCATTAGTAACCAGCCCTTTTACCTGAGTAGGATATGTTTTTATTTCTAGTAGATGTACCTGATCTATTTTTACTAGATTGATACAAGCCACTAGCCGCTTCAGATGCTGCTCCAAGATAACCAGATACAAGAGAAGACCTACCAGCCGATCTTGTTGCGCTAATTTGAGCAGACATAGCAGCATTCTTTATAGTAGATTGTTGCGATAAACTCATTTGATCGCTTGCATAAACTTCACGCTGCCTATCTAAAAATGCCTTAACACTCATGTCAGATACGTCTCTGCCAGAAAAAGCAAAGAAAGCCTCATTAGCAGAAACTGAATCTGAATATTCAGCCGCCATAAAATTAGACCGCTCTAATGCTTCAGCTTTGTTTAAAGCCCTTTCAATTTCCATTTGTTTAGCGTTAGCATAAGCATCTTTCTTTTTAGCTTGACCTGCTTTAATAGAGCTTCCAACTCCAATCGCAGCTAAAATAAGTTGAACTACCATTATACTACTAGCTCCACTATCATTCCATTAACTTGCAAAGACAAAGGCGCAGATTGACTAATAGTTACCTGTGGTGTCCGTCCATATCCCATTAATCTAAACTCTTTACGTCCAGTAAAAGGACTTTGTTGATTAGACATATCATCAGTTACCTGTCTAATAATTAAGTTAGTGCCGTTTACACTAGCAGAAAGAGTGCTGTTTAAATCAGTGATAACACTAGCAATGCTTCTAATCTGTCCACTAACAGGGCCACCAGATAAGTTAGCATCAATAGGATTGGTAGTTAAAGTAACGTCAAACTTATAACCAATCTCAGCAGAGTTTAATAACTCAACAGAACTAACATCAACATTACCACCACTGACAGTAAACTCCCCAATGTAATTGTTGCCACTAATAACATTAACAACAGCACCGTTTGCGAATTGAGAAGAGACTGTAAAGATTCCGCTATTAGTGCTGGTAGCCGCATAGGTTGAAGACATGTCCGTATTAAAGCCAGACTTGAACTCACACAAAACAATGCGCGTTGAATCATCACCCATAGGAAATGCAACATTGGCAAATACCCTATCATCTATCGTGACTGTAGAATGAAACTTACCTTGGCTTGTGAACTCTACCCAACCAGCACGTTTCTCTGCACGATTAGAATTAAACACACCCATTTTTCCGTCAGCATTTAAAACAAAGATGTAACTTTCAGAGCGATCTAATGCCCCATAGAACGTGTTCATTTCAATAGGTACGTTTATTAAATGGGAAGACAAAGATGATACTGGAACAGCCGTGTATGCAGACTCACTATCCGAAAATAGATACTCTCTAACAATAGCCCCACCAGCTTGCACAAAAACAGTTGCTCCATCCATAGGTTGAGGGCGAATAAAATCCACACCAAACGGTGTTTGTCTACGAATCTGAGCGTTAGTAGGAGTGACAGGGCTAGTATCAAATGAAGGTACAAACATTTCAGAGGAAGCAGTAAACACTTGTAAGTCACGATTAGACACAAGATGCCTAATCTGATTGATCTCACCAACGGCAGCGGTGATGTGAATTGAATCAGCGTCAGCAGCAGTACCTACATCAAAGTTATAATATGATGCCGACTTGCTCATCCAAATTGAATCAGGCTGTGCAATCGTACCAGCAAATACTAATCTGTTTTCGTGGAAGGTAACAGCAGAAGGAAAGCCACGAAGCGCGGAATAAGACTGCTCATCCCATTGAGAGGTTGGTGCATGAGTTACAACTCTTGGCGCACCTCCACCATCAACAGTAGCGTTGGCATTACCACCAGCATCAAAGGTGTATTTATTATCATCAACAATACTATTAACAGTGCGAGTGCCATTAAGATTAGAAGACGCAATGTTTCCAACAGCAGAAGCCCTAGAAATAACTACAGAGTCATTAACCTTCATGCCATGATTAACTTGGGTTACTTCAATAGTGGCTGCACCATCAACAGTTCTAAATGCGTCAACGTCTAGCTGTACAAACAGTTCTTCAAGTATAGTTCCAGTTGCCTGAGTTGCAGACTGAACAGAAGTTATTTGTATTTCCTTACCACGATAACGAACAGTAAGCCCAACGTGTAAAGAATTTGCATAGTTACCATTTGCCTGACTGCCAGTAGTATCCCAGTAAGCTGCACTTGTTGTTAGAGTCTTTCCGCTTCCAGTAGTTCCGTTTGGATCAAGGGTAATGCCTAAGCCATGAAAGTTATAGAAAGGCTGATAGATTTGTTTTGCGTCAGACCTGCCATCAAATATAAAAGTCTCAATTTGAAAAGCAGTAAGACTAGTCCTCACTAACTGCCTTGGCATAAATGTCGGATGGCATATAAACATAACATCGCCAGCTTGGGCAAATGTATATTCGTGCATAAAAGAATCTGAGAAGGGGAGGGCAGCACTATCTACATCTGCTGATAATGTAGAAGTTAAAGTTATTGCACCGCTAGATGGATCAATCTTAAACACCCTAACCTTGGCGTTTTCCATAGAAACTATATATTGCTCATCATCAGAAAAAATAAAAGGTAACAACCTAGATTGCTGTATCTTTGCATTGTTGTAAGTTATGTCAGCAAATTTATAGATAAAGTTTAGACCAGCGCGTTTAATTACCCCACCCTCAGACCTGAGAAAGAAGTTCTCTACCCTCTGAGCCGAAGCCCCATATACAGGTGTATCAGTTCTTGATGTCAAAGAAGGACTAACTTCTCCAAACTGAAAGTTAGTTATTGGGACTTGGATTTTTTGCATTAGCTGCGCCTATTAGAAATAAACCTAGACACATCCAGCTTGCGATTTGTCTGAGCTTGAGAGTCTAAACCCCTAGCCTTTGCCATAGCGATTGCACCTTTCTGCTCCATAAGGGCAGATAGATTAGCGTCACGCGCTAGTGATACAGCAAATATAGAAGCAAGTTGAAATTGAACTGCAATAACAAAGTAAGAAGGCCAATACTGTTCGTCTACTCTATAAGAGAAATCAGCAATAACACTATCAGAAGCATTTGCATCACAAAATACTTTATCACTGTATGTTTGGTACTCAAGATTAAAGCCATTAACGGTTAAGGTGTGAAGCATTAAAGAGCTACTAGGCATTTGATATGCCGCTTCATAACTACCAGTTGGCGCGTCAGATAATCTATTTAAAACTTCTTGGTTAGTTGCAAACCTCCATCTGGTATTTACCAAAGAAGATTGAGCAACATCTTCATACATATTAGAAGAAACTAAGGCTTCATTGTTTCCGTCATCAAATGATGTAATAGGCTCGGCTCCGATAAGAATCAAAGCGCGACTACATATATCAATGGGTGAATCGGATGAGGTGCTTGTTACTGCCATTTAAGTAGTAAGGGGGCCGAAGCCCCCTCTCCTTAATCGCTGTCTGTTTCAACAACGGCCGTGC